TCTCGAAGACGGTAACGACGGCCCGATCTGTCCGATATTCCCCATGCGTGTTTGCCCGAAGCGTATGCCATTACACCCTCAGATACTGAATACTAGGCTGCAACTTCAACGGAACACGATCCTCGTCTTCATCTGCTGCACGTTGGAACTCTTCCTCATACACAGACTTTAAAAGCTGGAGCCTGTCTGGAGATCGTTTCATCGCAATGTAATAAGCCAGACCCGCAACCATACAAGGGTAAAATCTAAATGGCATGTCCGTGGTGTTGACCAGAGTGTCTGCGTCCTCAATCCGCTGCACATAGTAGTAAATGATTTGATCCGTAGAGTTTTCCGGAACAGCCCAAAGATTAATTACAGGGCTAATCTGCCGATCAAACCAAAACTGGCTAGGACGACCCTGTGTAGTCTTGTTGGGAAGAGTAACGTAATCACCCCGACTAATCCGCTCTACCTCATAATCAGTGTTACCCCGACGAAGCACAATCTCCAATACATCAACAACATCAGGCAACAACGTCTCCTGAGCTTGACCTTGGGTAAGGGTTATCGTGCCCTGCTCCACAGTCCACATGTTAATGCCACGATTTGCCCATTCAGCAAACATCAGGTTCAAAGACCGACGCGCCGTCCGAGCATCATAACCAGTGCGAACCTCCAGCCCGCACCGCTCAAACGCCTCCTCGATTATCTCACCGACATCGAGGTTAAAATCTCTTGAACCTGAAGTAGCCATCTATCAACTCATGTTATTATGGGGTTTTGGTTAGTCTTTGTCATGACACAACCGCCATTTGCGTAACCATTAACCTTACCGCCACGCATCATCTTTACCTCACCGCCACGCATCATACCGACACGACCGCCGCGCATCATTTTACCAACGCCATCAGCAGCGTAATCAGGGACCATTTTTCCCTGCTTGTTCTTAACCATGTTTAATTTACCCGGCATTTTACTGTCTCCTGTTTCTACGCGCCAAGATATGGCGCTCATAATCCTGTGGGTCGTAGTTCGTATAATACCCTAGTTTTTCCAACTTTGCAGCAGCGTTTTCTAACTCCGTCCAACGCTGTATAAAAACAATGGCGTGTTCTCTTAAATACGCCAGAAGCCATATGTCTATTCCTGCCGACTCAAAAAACCTATTAAGCGCCATGCATTCTTGTTCTAATTTATCATAGTCATAATCGTAACTGTAATCAAAAACCATCGTGACTTTGTAACCAGTGCTAAAAAACTTTGCAGCCTCATGTAAGACATCCGTCCACAAACCGTCAGAAACCAATATTTTTACTTCATGGTTTTCAACCGCAGGCAAAGCAAAAGGACAAGCCGCAACACCATTCGTATGTGCGGTGGGTTTAGATAATTCCTCTGCCCAATCCCGTATCAAAACACTCTTACCAATCCGCCGGTAGCCTTTTTGTTTTTCCAACTTATTCGTTTTGAAGATTTCTTCTTCTTTGCTGCGGACGTACATTGCGCCATCGTAGGCCGACATGCGGGATAGCTTTTGCGTTTTTCGCCTTTCTTGCGGCCACACGGCTTTCCCGTTTTACAATCAACCCAGCCCTTCCCTTTGTTTTGGGAGAACCATTTTCGCAAAGAGTTCTTTTCCGCCATCAGTACGTCCCCGTACTTTTCCGCCTGTTTTCCGTAACGCAACCACAACCAGACGCAATGATTCCACCGCCGCGATACCTATTACGAGCAGGGCGTTTTGGATTATCAACCGCCGTCATCAAACCACCAGTAGCCGCTTTTTTAGTAGAGTTTCCCCAGTTGGCGGCTCCTACTTTTCGGCACTTGGCTACCGCTCCGCTTGCGTAAGCCGAGGGCCAAACCTGGAACGACATTTGTCCACGACTTATCATAGTTAGCCTGCCTCACTAAAAAATCCTGCCACATGGGCTTTATCATCTTATAGTTTTCCTCAACCCGATAAGACACAACAGCTAAATCAGACTTCATCGCATAGAGTTGAGTTGAGCCCCAGCCCAAAAGTCCAACCACGATAACCGATGTTATATCCGAAAAGTTCACTTTCATCCCGTTACCACATTTTGCACGACCAATAACGGGCCGTAAGTTTATCCAACTTCTTTGTGTCACAACCATGCCTAGCTCGGAACGATTTTCTGCGCTTAGGGTTTGACTTCTTGATGGTCATATTGGCATCCCCAAATCTGACGATCTTTTCCTTGCCCTTATCACATGCCTTTACAACAAACTTCTTGCCGCCAGAAACCTGACGCTTGGGCTTGTTGCATTTCATCTTATCTTTGTCGATCTTAGCCATTAAAGTGGCCCCGCATTTTGAATGTAAACAAATTCCATTGACGCGGAAACATCAAAGCTAACAGACCCTGAAGAAGAAAATGCTCTCATCTCTAAGTCTGTTTTTTCTGTGAACCTTAATGGAAAAGTATAAAACTGTTCGTGTGCGCCATCTGTAAGAGTAAATCTTTCTTTTATTTGAAACACTTCTCCATAGGGTCTAGCAACAAGACTAGCATTCAGAATAGCCGGTGTCTGAGTTGCTGTGCCTGTGGACAAAGCCATCTTTGTAAGAAACGCGGTATATCCTGCGGGAACTGTCCAAAGACCCATTAATGTTTGGTTATCACCATCACCATTAATAAGAAGATAAATGTTAGCAGGAACTCCAGAAGTTACTGTTCCTGTGCCAGCGTAGATTATACCAGCATTTGCGCCACCACTACCTGCGCTGCGAACAAGGCCACGATTTATGCGTAAGTAAGATTTTGTGGTGTTAACAGCAGTTTGCCCATTCAGCGTGACAACTTCGTTTATTTCGTTGTAATCGGCGTCTAGGCCAAAAACTTCAACCGTTCTTGCACCAGTACCTGCGGCAGTGTCGTTAGCCGAACTGCTTGATATAGTCATCACCGTGGCTGATGGGGGGTAGGAATACAAACCACCTTGTTCCCAGATGGTTTCTTTTGTGTCTTCAACATCGTTGTTGTAACCAAACTTAAACACAGTTTTATGGCCCGAGATTTGACCCCGGGCCACCTGAAGCTCAAACGGCTCCGAGGTTCCGACCTGTGATATCGAGCGGATCTCATAAGCCATGCGACCCTCCTACGATAAAATAATCGTAAGTTCGTTTGCCGACCCTGTAAACGCTGAGACATAAACACCGCTACTTGCGATAATGCCATCATCAGGAATGTTCATTACATGATGACCTGTAGGAAACTTTTGCGTCCATCATCAGGAATGTTCATTACATGATGACCTGTAGGAAACTTTTGCGTAAGCAAAGTATCCCCGCTTGCGCTACCGTTTTTCAACGTAAAAGCACCCGCAGCCGCCGCGTAAATTACAACCTGCCGTAAACGTGATCGAGTCGGACCAACAATCGCTGCCGAGGTTCCTTGAACCCAATTATATGCTGTTACTGGACCAGCCATAAAAGCCTCCTATTAAGCGAGGTTATTGTTTTGCTGATACAAAATAGTAAACCGTACTTCTCCAGCATTTGTTGCCGCTGACGCAGTGACCGTCAAACGAATGTCCGCTGTGCCCGTGTCTTCCCAAGCCAGTGCAGCGCCAGCTTCTGTGGTCGGATACTTACGACCTGCTGTTGTACCACTCGCAAAAGTGTTTAAGATTGTAGACGCACCGCCCACTGTATCACCAACGCTCAAGTTAGTAGTCGCGTTCGCCGCTGTAATCACATCAATCACACAATCTATGATCTGTGAATTAGCAGGAATAACAACGTCCGTTACTTGAGCAGCCAGTGCGCCACCAGATAAATCTGCGGCAAAAGTCTGCGCCATAACGACTTGACCAGTGTTTTTAATATTTGATCCAAGGGTTGTACCCGTGGTTTCTTTAATGGTCCCTGCTTTAATAGGACCTGAAAAAGTTGTCGTACCCATGTCGATCTCCTGTCTGGGTTAGTCAGTCGCACCATGCAACTGTCAGGGATAAAAAAACCATACAGGAGAAATAGACAAAAAGAAAGGGGCTACCGAAGTAGCCCCCAGTTTGGGAGGAGGTAATGAAACCCTCCCAAACTATAGCACAAATTACGCTCCGGGTGAACCGAATACGCAACGTGGGTCGCTAAAGCCGAAGCTGTAACGCTCACGCGCTTTAAAGCGCATGTTGCCTGTGTCGAAGTCTGCTTCCATGTTGGTAGACAGAGGAGTACGCTCAAAGTGGATCATTCCACGAGGCGCATCCGTCATGATGAAGAACGCATCAGGGTCCGTCAGGAAGTCATTGACGGCATAACCATCAGGCAACATTCCCATTGAACGAATCGCGTTCGTATCATTGTCTGCTGTTCCAACACGAAGGTTTGAAACCATCAAGCGTTCTGCGATAAATTGCAGTTGACGCGGGATGACCAACTTCGTGCCACGAAGAGCAACCTTCAAACCACGCTCGTCCACAAAACCTGCGATATTGATAAGGGCATCTTCAAGAGATGTCTCGTTCAAATCAGCAGCTACTGCGGGTTCGTTGGCAAACGTTCCACCGTTGGTTAACGGGTGGTCTGTCGCACAAAGCGCAACACCGTCACCACCAGCAGAAGCGCCAGCAGTAAATGCGTTGTTAAGAACCGCAGCGGCCTTAACTTGCTTTGTGTGTGCCATTGAACGAGCCAACGCACGAGTATAACGCGAACCAAGACGATCATACAGATTGTCTTCGATAGCTTCCTCAGTGATTGAGAATGCCAACGCAATAGTTTCGTGGTTGTAACGAGCAGTGTAGGCTTCGTTAGCGTCGTCAAAGTTTACAGAGGAACCTTCCGATTTGGTAGGTGCCGCTCCGAACCCACTCAACATAACTTCCTCTTCGAATGCTCGATCAGAAGATTCTGTTGTGTAGATCTCCGCGTGTTGGTTTTCGTACCGATTGTACTCCATACCAAACAGCGCGTTGAGGCCCGGTTCTAGCTCTTTCGCTAGTTGTGCGCGAGAAATAGCCATTCTTTAGACCTCCTTAAACGCCAGTAGTCGATGGAGTACCAGCAACAATCGCGCCATTGGCGGAATTAAAGCTGTTATTCAATCGAACAATTAATGGGATACCAGCCGCAGTAAAGTCTGCATTTTCTGGGTCATCTTGAATGCCCATAATACGCAGTTGCAATGCCGCAGTGGTGGCGATTGTGCTAACACCCAACTTAGCAGACGAAATACCTGTGGTCGAAGAACCAGAAGCACCAGTCGCAAAGTTTGCGTTTGCAAACACATGGCCCCGCGCAGTTGCTTCGCTAGTCAGTGAAGCGTCTGAGCAGATGACAAATGTCTGCATTGGGTTGTCATACACGAAGGCTTTGACGGGATGATTAGAATCCGCGCCAGAACCGGGCCAGCTATTTGAGAAAATAGTCTCACCAGTGGTGGACGATACATATTCGCATCCCCAGAACACACCAAGTAGA